TACCTAAGCGATTACCCCAAGCTTCTAAGGAGTGTGAGCCATAGAGTTTCTTTGGTAACTTTCCTTTACTCATTAAGCCAACGTCATGCTCTTTAATGTTGGCATACACCAAACGACCCAACACTAAGGTATCAATCACTCTGTCCTGTGTGACAGTAAACCAAGGGTATAACTTTTGTATCACTGGGATGTCATACTTAATTACGTTATGACCAACTAACTGCTTGTCAGAATCTGCTAGGTGCTTAATGCCTAACTCAATATCCTGACCTGTGTAGGACTTAACTTCACCTGTGTCTGTATCTTTAGTAACCAAGCAGTGAACCTTAGTTACATCGTCAAGAAGACCATCGGTCTCCAAGTCAAATATCAATGCCATACTGTCCCTTCCGACTAGCAAAATAAAAAGGGGCAAACCTTTCGGAATGCCCCCTGTGGATGACTTAAAATTTTTAGTAGAAAATTATTTTCACTATCCCTGCTAAATACATAGCAACTGCTACAGCCTCCACTAAGAACAATGGGATATCACGTTGAATGAATCCAGCTACTGTCCATAGCAAACTACCAACCAATGAGAACCACACGTTGTATGGATAAATATTGAATGAGGTTAGGAAGATACCAGCGAGACATAGCAAAGTGCCCAACCATTTAACTAATGTCATAACACTACCCGTTCTCTAATAATTACTTCTGAGAAAGTTTCAATGCGTGATTTACCATAAACACATTTCGATTCTTCTTCATAAATAATGTTGCTTGAACCGCATATTTCTATGTCGTTGGCATATTCAAATACACCATCCTTTTCAATAACAATCGTATGCAAATCACGATTCTTCAACCGTTGGTTTTCAGCAATATTTTGATATAGGATATATATTTTTATAGGTAAGGAATCAGGTAAACCAGTATCAAAACAAGTGACCTGACCAGTGGTTTCCAACTGCACAATAGGATTAGCCGATAATTTAGGGAAAACCTTAAATGATAGGGAAGACTTGTTTAGTATCTGTATGTATGCTTTAGCAGCAAAGCAGTAACTGCCATCTTCCCTCTTACCCGAAAATATGTAACCCCCATTAACTGCTCTGCTTTCAAAGGTCGTTAATCCAATTGCACAGTATCCTTCGTACTTCATCACTCATCATCTTCAGGCTTGTACTCAGCCGTCTGTAGACGAAGCCCAATCTGAGCTAACCTGTCACGAACTTCATCCATAGAAGATGCGTAGTGAACAGTGTCTTTAAAGTACTTACCCATTCCATCAACTATGCTATAGCCATAATCAGCTCTTACAAGAAAGCCGTTTTCAATTCTTGAGATATTAATGTCAACCATTACTTAGCCCTTTCCAAGAAGTAACGTGCATATCGCTGACCCGTTACTGGGTGCTTCTTATGCTTAGTGATAATGTTGAATCCAGCCTGACGAAGCTCGCTAATACGTTTAGATAGAGACTGGATTGAGTAATCCACGATTGCCTCACGCTGCGAAATGCTCTTGGCTTTTTTCAAGTGACGAATGATTGTGTCGTTCTGACTCATGCTATTCCTTTAAGTTTGTTTACTTCATTGATACGCTCACCCAACCAACGCATAACTGGTACAGCCATAGAGTTACCTAAAGCTTTGTACCTAGCTGAATCAGGGGGTGTGTCTTTCTTTCTCCAAGGAATGTTTGTGTATCCATCAGGGAATCCCTGTAGTCGTTCACATTCCGTTGGAGTCAATCTACGTACAGCTAGATTGTTGAAAAGGTATTGATCTTGTGAAGTACCAATTGTGTAAGTAACTTCGTCTTGACCTAAGTAACCTTTTCCAGCTACTCGCCCGGCTACCCCACCTTGCTCTCCTGTATCTGTAGGAGAACCACCTCGTACCTTGAATGCGTGAGCAACAAAGGTTTGGGCATGGTGAGATTGAGGACTTGGCTGTAATGCCTTTAGTGCTGTAGATACTTCTAATGGGGTGGCACTAAAGTTGTTTGCCTTGGCATCCTCTCGGATACTGAAGGCTTGTAATACTTTCGGCCCACTGTGTGTAGGCCCTGCCATATCAGCAGTCATTGTGCAAGCAGTTTGACCTGTGATTACTCCGTTGTATGTATCACAACCAATTGATTGAACCAATGGGATATTTCCACCACCAGTACCCCAACGACTAGTCATGGTTTGACAGACTTCACCCATGTCTTTTACACGACTATCGGCAGGGTGATACTCATAGACTTTACTGGCAATTAAGTCAGTAGCATCCTTGTAGTCTCTTGCCTTTAATGTGCTGGCTGTTCCATCTTCTGAGTACTCACCGAATGCAACAAGGCGGTTCGTAGTAATAGAGGTAGCTCCTTCCCTCTGCGTTCTGCTCGGTTTAGAATCCCTTGACAAGCTTTCGGACTCAAATAGAACCGAGGCGGCAGGTCTCCAGTCTCCAAGGTGTCCGACAACAAACACCCTTCTGCGTCTTTGGGCCACTCCGAAGTACTGAGCGTCCAACACTCTGTATGCGTACCCATACCCGAGTTCAGAAACCGCCCCGAGGAAGGAACCAAAGTCCCGTCCTCCTGACGATGACAAGACACCTGGGACGTTTTCCCATATAAACCATTTGGGTTTAAAGCGGTCAAGTATTCCGCAATAGATGAGTGCCAAGTTACCCCTTGGGTCATCCAGTCCTTTTCGCAAACCTGCGACTGAGAAGGATTGACACGGGGTGCCTCCAACGAGAAGGTCAATTGTTCCAATATCCCATTCCTTATATTTGGTCATGTCTCCTACATTCGGAACCTTGGGATAGTGGTGTTCAAGAACTGCTGATGGAAACTTTTCGATTTCAGAAAACGCAGAAGGAGTCCAACCTAGTTCATGCCATGCCGTTGTTGCGGCTTCGATACCGCTACATACTGAAAGATATTTCATAGTTAAAACTCTTCTACTATTGTTGATTTAGATTCCTCTTTAAACGGTGTCGGCTCATCGGTTTCAATTAACCTGCCTGTCTCACGGTCATAGAGGAGATAACCTGCAATACCTGTCTCGCCACTAAAGCGATTCTTAAGTACACGCAGGGTTGTTACGTTGGGGTTCTTTCCTTGCTGATCTCTCTCTAATCCAATCACCATGTCTGATAACTGAGCAATAGAGTGGGAACCCCTGAGTTGTGATAGCGAAGTCTTTGCACCTTGTTCGTGACCTCTATCGCCTTCGGGTCTACGTAGGTGTGATACCAAGAACATACCGACTCCAGTCTCTTCAACTAGAGTTCGGAGGTATGTCATCGCATTATCAATAAGTCGTCTTTCGTCACCATCACCCAAACCACTGACAACGATAGAAAGGTGGTCGAGAACAATCCAGTTGCAACCGCAACCTTTTGCCAAATATCTAATCCGAGCAATAAGGTTGTCAATGTCGCTACTGCCAAAATGACTGTAAAGATAAAGGCGACCACTACCGACAGTGTTAGTAAAAGCTTTGCGTAAATCATCTTCTGATACATCCTCATTGTTTATGTGTAAGGGCTTGTTTAATTCGATGCCCATCAATCCCAGTGCCGTTCTCTTCGGATTCTCTTCGAGCATAAGGAGTCCAACAGTCTCACCTTCTTTGAGAAGATGATGTGTGATCTCTCTAACGATTGCACTCTTTCCGATGCCTGAACCTGCCGTGAGCGTGACCAGCTCACCTTTCCTTGCACCCCTCGTAACTTCGTTAAGGGGTAGCCACGGATAGGAGATGCTTTCGATGATGTCTTTGGAGTTGATGTTGTCCCACAACTCTTCTCCCGATATGACACCATCGGGGCGTACAGTCTTCGCATTCCATATAGCTGAAACGATAGAGTCTTCTTTCCCGTTCTGAAGACACTCGTTCGCATCCTTGTAGGGAAGTGATGCAATCTTCGCCCTCCCCGCTTCGAATAACTCAGAGCAATCTTTCGCAGCCTTTTGCCCAACCTCGTCCATGTCGAACATGAATATGATTTCTTCGAAGTGGTTGAGGTATTCCAAGTTCTTCTTAATCGCTTTGACAGCACCTGCCGCCCCATTCGGGACTGAACAAGTCGGCCACTTATTGCCTTG